GTCACTGCATTTTGGTCAAAATAAACACCTGCATCTACACCTAACCGACGCTCGTAGTCATCATCATCAATTTCACTTGCTTGCCCCACACGTTCTTCAATATCACCGACATTTAATTTATACCCTTGCTCGGCTGCGATACCTTCTAGTTCTGCTAATGTTAACTGGCGTGGGTCAACGTGCTCTGCTATTTGTTGTTCTGTTGCAACCTGATCTCGTTGCCCTCTAAATAAGTCAAGTTCTTCTTTATTAGGCTTATACCCATTTTGTTCTTTAAATATGTCTGCAGCTTCTGCGGCAGTAACATATCGGGCGTCTACGTAATCGTTTAAATCCACTTCTGTTGGATCACTACCTAATAATGCTGTTTTGTCTTCATCTGATAACTCGTAAGAGTTGCCATCAGTAAGTTCTGTAGGTAGTTTGTTAACGGCTTCTAACAGTGCGCTTTCTGTGAAAGGTAATTTTTCTTCAGGTATACCAAAAGCTGACCCAAACTCTACGTTAGATATCGTGTCGTTATCACCAAAAATATCGTCAAAGAATTCATATAACTCTGGCGCATAAGACTCTAACTGCCCTAGTCCACCTATGAAGCCCCCACGAAGCGGGTTATCTATGTTATCGGCACCTGTCTGAAGTTGGTCAAACACCTGTCGCATACCTAACTCAACTAGGTTGCGTTGCATACCTTGAAGCCCTAAAACAAACGCATTGGTTGTTTCTCTTACAGCTTTACTTACGTTAAAGGCTTCAAAGTAAGAGTTAAGCATAGACATGAAGTCTTGCGTGCCTCCGCCAGTGCCATCTAGGGCATCGTCGCGCACTTGTCTGCCGGGCTCAGGGTTAACCCTTACGTTACTTCCGGGCGTTCTTCTTCCAAAAAATTCGCTCATATCAGTTTGCTATCAGCACCCCCTCAAATGAGGCACCGACAACTACGTTGGTTGTATCGGAGCTGGCTCGGCATTCTATATCTGATTTCTCGGTAATGCCCAACGGGTAATTGAAAGGTAGTACAAGCAGGTTGCTTTGTACCGTCTGAATGATCTTTGTACGAAACGTGTTTGAGCCAAAGTCTCTAGTCACAAACTTAGCGGTCACGTTCTTGTTAGCAATAGCGATAGCTGCTGTAAACGTAACATCATCAAGGAATAACGTGAATCCTGCGGGTACCGTGTACACTGACATCTGACTCTGGTTGTCCCCCTGCACGATCTGGCCGTACGTTATTCCGGTCGGCACCCCACTTGTAACGCCGCTATTGGCCACGTATATGGTACCTGCAGCAGTGCCGCCTGATCCTGAAGTAGCAACAAATATGCGGTTGATACGCAGCCAACCAGAAGCATCGCCAATCTGCACTTGCGTCTGCCCATTCATGCTGACGGTTACACTTTGAGCTGCGTAGTTCTCGTCTACCCCCTCAATGGTTACGGTCTGTGCCCCCGTACCTGCACTAGTATCTGCTGTGCTTGAGCTACTAATAAACGCAGTAAACGCAGCAGTGGGCCACGGGTAATCGCCACCAGTGCTCCATACCGTCTCTTCAGTGCCATTAATATCTGGGTTAGTACCAAACTTATACAAGGTAGAAGCACCAGCAATCTGGCCTTTAGCTACTTGTAATTCGTAAGGTTCTTGGATCGCCATAGCGTTTCTCAGAGCGTTATCTAGCTGGTTAAAGTATATCCGAAGTATGTTATTAAACTGCTCAAATGACTCCTGATCGTATACCTGTGGGGCATAGGGTAGTGCTGGGGCACGGAACGGAACGTCATACTTGGTGGTGTCTCCAGCCATTATCGTCGTCCATCAGGTCGCATATCCAGTCTTGGGGAGCCTAACTGCCATGTCACACCGGACTCGGTAGACTCGATCTTCATCACCATCTGCCGCCCACGTACCCGAGTATTGAGCTGTCCGGTAAACTTTTCTATCGGTAGCACAGCGGATCTGACAATTGTACCGTCATTTGACCCACCTACCGAGGCAGGAGAGTTATACCCTGACCCAGAGTTCTGCATGGGTAACAAGGTCATAACAGCACTAGGATTAGCCGCTGTAGACCCGTCGAACGTGATATCAGGAAGTACACGCCAGATAAAATTGAATTGATGTCCGTCATCTAGATCGAACTCAGCAGTAGAGGCATAAGCATGGATAGCCGTGCTGTCCCCTAGCTCATTATTATCGACGCCTTCTTCCTGATTCACGAGGTTGTTATTGTAAGTCGCCGCTAACGGAAAGTCTCGTAATCCCGAATCTAACCATGCCGTACGGTCCATTGTGCCGTAATACCAAATGTTATCCAGATAGTTATACACAACGTATCTGTCGGCTGTGCTTGAATCTGTGGAACAGTAAAACCACCAGACTTCATGGTATGCCTCTACAGTACCTGAAAACACTTGGCGATACTGGGCAGTGTTAAAGTCGTTGAAGACAAACTTACGTAGGTTACAAGGCAGTGGCTGCGTGCGCCCGTCATACTTATAGAACTTATCCACACCCATCCAGTAGGCCACACCATTGGCGTACGCTACCGCATTCTGAGAGGCTATGGAGATGTTTTCACCGACAAGCTGTGCTCCCCATACTACCGGGGCACCGACGTACTGGAGGGCATATAGGGCCGAATCTGACCATACTAAGACTTCTTGACGTGCTTGCTTAGCCGCTATGATTTCTGCACCACGCGATAACTGGAGGCTACCTGCTTGGTTTGTTGCCGCAGGAGTCCACTGGGTGGCGTTCTCTTGGTCTGACCAACGAATCAGCATGGGGTTTTTAGTGGCAGTAGCTAGGTCATTACAGCCAAAACAAAATACAAAACGGCTGATATCTGACACTAAAATAAGGTCTTGTACGCTGGGTACGTTCGCTCCTACAGGGGATATTGAGGCTAATGTAACGCCCCTAGTGGATAGCCCTGCCGTGGCATCCCAGTAGTATATAGGCCCACCACGAGGTCCAAATATAAGATCTTCACCAAAGTTTATCTGTGACCATAGACGTATCTGAGTGTCAGATGTACCGCCAGTGCCCCATACTCCAGCACCCCACGAACCTGCTCCCCAGCCTGTTAAAGGTATTACGTAAGCCGATCCGGTATTAATTTGGTAAGCAGCAGACACCGTACCACCCCCAGTTGCCGCAGAAGTGGCGTTACTAGAAGCTGTTATGAAGTAAGTATTTGAGGTAGTTGTATCAATGGTGATCTGAAATTCACCGTTTAAAGTAAGCCCACCAACGGCAGATGCACCCGAAAAAGTGACGAAATCACCCGATATATAGCCCCCATTAGCGTCTACAACGCTTACCGTAGGGGAACCACTTGTGGTCGTAAACGGGTTAGTAAGGCTTACAGTAGCCCGTAAAGGCGTTATATCGTTGTATGCGCCGCCGTTCTCGATGTAGAACTTGAGATTAGTGCCTACGCCAATGAGGTTCTGACTGCCTAGCGTTACCCAGTTCCACAAAGAACGGCAGACGCCAAGAAAGGTAGCCTCAGATATACGTTGCCACCCCCCAATCTTTTCCGGCGTTCCCTGACGGAACCGGATTTTATCGGATTCGTACCAACCACCTTCACTGGTGTATCGGGTGTTTTCTCTATTAACCCCCGGCTTTAACGCTAGTTTTTGTAGTGGCATAAGGAACCCATCACATTGTCTCGCCAAATACCGGCGGTAGGGTTGTTACTTGGATAGAAGTGTTCTGCTTCAAGTTTAAAGAAGCACCGCAATCAGAACAAGTATCTGCTTCTAATTCGTTCTCGTCTACATCATATCCACATTCGGCACAGAGAATCTCTATATCATGGGCAGGTTCTACGTTACCGTCAGCTAATGTTTTTGGTGGGTGGGATGTCTTCATCGCTGTTGGTATTCCCCAGAGCTAATCATCTGGCAGATTTCTAGTGAGCGGTCGCCAACCTGTTCGGCCCAACGGCTACGGTAAAATTCTTGCCCTGCTTCTTCGTAGTTACCATCAGCCATATGCCCCAAGGCTTTAACGAATTTACGCAATTTGGTCTGACCAATATTAAATGACAAGTCTATTAAGGCTTCTTGGCGCACGCTATCAAGATCTTTAAACCAATCGTACTCACCGATCAGCTCTTCTTTGCACCGTCTAATGTCATTACTTAATAAGTAGTCTATCTCGTCATCGGCAAGGCCAAGGCCGGACTCTGAGATGTTTCTGCCAACACCAATAGTTTCGTAACCCGCAGAGCACATGTAGACCTTATCTCTAACGCCTTCGTGCCTTTTTAACATTTGTACAAGTCTATTCATTAATCATGCTTATGTGATGCGCCGTAGTAGAAACTGATAATAGATGAGACGATACCGCCCAGATACCCCAGCACAAGATTAACAATCCCGTCATCATTCGCAGCGGGGTCTTGTAGCGTGACCAGAGCAATGTAACCTCCGAAGAAAAATACACACGCAACCGCGATAAATTTAGGCGTCCAATCACCTTTAAAAGCTGACCGAGCATGTTGTACATCCTCCGCTTCAAGTGCGAATACATCTACGTCTAACTTCTTCATCTGAACTTGGAAGTCCAGTTCAGCTTTTTTAATTTCTGCTAACTGTTCTGGGGTAGCCGCTTGTACTGCATTAGCAATACTTTTCTCATCAGGTTTACAACCCAGCACACTAGCGATGGTTTGTGCCGCAGCACCCCCTAAAGGCCCACCAAGCGCCTGACCAATGGTAGGTGCAACTGCGCCGATTAATCCTTTGATTGCGTCAAATTTCACAGCCTGCCCTCGTTCATTTAAAAACATTAACCCAAAAATATAAAGCGCCTATTGTTACTCCTACACATGAAACCCCAATAAACCCAAAAAACATTATCTCTTTAAATAACTTCTCGCGCTGTTTTTGTTTTTTCTTTAGTGCATTTATCTTTTTATCATGAGCGATTTTTGAATCTTCGATACGCTGCATGATCTCTTTGTACTGTTGCGCTCCACCTTGCTGCATTAGCAGCGAATCTTTTAAAGCCTGATGAAAAGAAGCAGCTTGTCTTTTAGCCACTTGGAGCTTCATTGACTCGTCTAAGGTAAGCGGCTTAGTTGCCGCTTTTGAGTCTACATCCCTAATCTTTTCATCGAGGTCAGAGTATTTGCTAATTAACCCAGCAAACGAGCTGGCGTTAGAACCTGCCTCCTTTACCGTAGTTAACATCTCGTTCAGCCCCTTGAGGGCTGTCAAAATAGCAGCAATTTCGCCTACGCCGAACCCAAACATTTATCATAATTTCATTGTGCTATTACCAAGCCAACGATGGCTATTAAAGAAGCAATCATGACGGGGTAGATACCCCAGATCATCTTCTCTAACTTGTCAAAGCGTTGCGACCCAGAATCTAGCCGTTCTTTGATTGAATCGTATCTCAAGGCGCATTCCGCCTCATGAATCTCAATCTTCTTTAGCGCCTTGCTTGCATGAGTCTCGGCCATTATCCTGCATCCACTTCCGGTTCTACTTCTTCAACCACTTCGATTGATTCGCGTAACGCATTTTCACGGAACCCAAGAGCAACCTGTAAGTTAATACCCTGCTGTTGTGCAGCAGCAATCTGGTTTTGCAGTTCAGCAATCTGCTTACGCAAGTTAACCACCTCAACGTAGTGAACCTTGGAATCATTTCCTAACTCATTAACATCATACTCCTGATCGTCAATGGTCAGAATGATTGGTTGTTGCTCTTGTTGTTCGGTCATAGTTCTTCCTAATTTTAGTTTAAGCGTTACTCTATTGTGCCATCTTTTTCAAGATCGAGCACTCTTCCTTCAAGATAACCCAACCTAATCTCTTGAGCGTAATTGGTGCGAATCGCTTCTTGTACTTCTTTGGGCGGTGCCCAGTTGTTACGAAAGTTAGTATTCAATCCAACCACTTTTTGCAGCGCATCGATCTGACTATTCTGAAGCAAATCATCAGGC